GATGGACGTTCGTAGGGAGGAGCGTTGCGGTTTAGTCCCAGGGTGTAGCCAAGTTTAAAGTCGCCTGGCCTTGCCACGGGAGGCTCATTTTTTCTACTCCAATCGTCGGGATGCTCCGTAGGCTGCACAAAACGATTAAAGCTGCCAAGACGTCGCATCTATCCCAACCCAAATGAGGAATACACATTGGAAGGAGCAGCAGCTGATGTCAGCATTTTATAGATCGAGTTAGCCGAAAGGGGCGATTCTTTTTGTTGCTGAAGGTTTTCTTCAATAAAAGAAGTAAGGTAGTCTTTAGAAGATTGCCGTGGTTGAACGTAAAAGTTGTATGTAACGTTTGCACCAGAAGCGTCGGCCAGCTGAGTTTGAGGTTGAGGCTGAGCAGCTGTTTGCTGTGTAGGTTGAAACTGTGTTTCTTTTCCTCCTTTAGTGTGAAGAAGACGAACTTCGTATCCTTCTGGGGTTGTAATGCTTCCGTACCATTTGCCAGGTTTAAAAGTTCCTGGGCCCTCCCAGAACAGCTGCTCTCCTCCTGCAATGCCGTAATCAATGCCCTTGTGGTTTGTTGATGCACGATCCGTAGGAGCGACCCTAGGGCCGTAACCAGAAGTAATTGCAAATCCCGGAGACCACTTGTCTCCTTGTTGCCGATAGAGCGGTGTACGAGCAGATCCAATTTTTAAACGTTGTAAACCTGAGCGCCAAGTAGATGGATCAATATACTGACCGTCTTTAAGAACACGAACATCGAGATGTGGGCCAGTAGAAGGGAGAACGTCTTCTCCGCTTTTTGCTACATATCCGACGTGCATGCTGTTGGTCATCAGCTCATACCAAAACCAAAGTTCTGAGGAGTGCTTGCAGCGCCAGCAATTGCACTGGCCATGTCAGCAACGCTTAAATTGCTACGTCGACCAAGAGCTAAGGTTCGCATAAAATCCATCGGATCAACAGATTTTTTTTGATCTTCGTATGGTAAATAGACGTTGAAAACAATTCCTCCTGGAGTTTGCATTTGCCGCGCAGAAATTTCTTGGGGCTTTGCTGGTTCTTGCTGCTGCTGTTGCTGTGGAGCTCCTGCAAGAGGATCTCCAAGTGTTTTTATTGCTTCTTTATAGAGAGATCCGCCGGGTTTAAACTTAGGAAGAGAAGAGCTAACAGAAGTTCCAAAAGAATCTTTTGCATTAAGTGAAACATTTGGATTGCCGCCCAAGACAGTGGCATATGCTTTTGCAATCCCCATGCCAGGTTTATAGCCGCGCTGTTGAAAATATTTTTCAACGTAAGGAAGTTGCTCAGAAATAGTCATTGGTTTATCTGGTAAACCAACTTCTTTTCTTGCTCCAGGGCCAAACTGGATTAAGCCACGATATTGACCGCCTGCTCCACCCCAGACGTTCGGCCGGAACCCAGATTCTTGGTGAACCAATGCACCAAATTCATACGGATCTAATCCCAGACGTTCGGCTGATTTAAATACAGCTTGACGGTCTGCTGATTGTAATGTTCCGATGCGTCCGGGTGCCATGACTGATACAGCTGATGAGGATTTAGCGGAAGCTGTTGCTGAGCATAAGTCGAGTGCCAACAGCAACGTCAGCGGGGCCAGGAAGTGCTTGGATAAACTCAGCGCCTTCCCGATTAAACCGATACCTCGCTTGTTCAGGATTTCGGTAATTGGGGACATAAAGATGAAGGGCTAGTCGATCCGTCTCGTATAGATAAATTGCCGTCCAGGTTTTTAGCGTGTCCCTAAAATCAGAAGTTGCAATCGTACGATCAACGTCACCAGCGATGCTTTCAATACGATTACGAGGAACGGTGTTATTGTTCACGCTACCTGTCATGTCTGTGCGTTTTTCAGCCTCATCGCACCGACCGACCTGTTCGACAATCTTGCTATACCAGAACGAATCTGGGATGTTGTTGACAGCTTCCTCTAGCCGCGCTTGGTCACCAGCGGGGATGGATGTAGTGTTGTACCCCAGGTGCCAGCGGACCTTTGATTTAAGGAAGGTATCGAGTTGCATTAGTTTTTGTTAATGCGTTTTTGGGTATCGCAGGCTATAGCTATACCCAGTAACACACTAGCACGCGCAAATTATCACTCTACGCGGACAAGATTTTCTTTAAAAATCTCATCCCAGTCGACGCGTTTAATTGATCGGAGTTGCTCTAACTTCTGGAAACGTTCAGCTGGCAACGACGTTTGCAAGTCTTTAATGTCACGGGCTGTCTTAAGTCCGACGCCAGGGAGAGAGTCTGCAATCTGCCGTGCAGTTGCTGTGTTGATATTGATGCGGACATCAAGAGGGAAAGTTTCCCGTGTTGTTGGCTTGGCTGGACGAACGCCTTCGGCTTCAAGCTGAGCAGTTAGACGTTCTTCCGTCCGAATTTTTTCGTTGGTGGCTTCAAGATGAGGCGTCAAGTCGTTTTCTTCGACATAGATAACCTCATCTTGAGAGTCCACACACATTAAGACACCGTCTCCGTGTTTAGAAACAACTTCAACGAGTCCGCCAGTCAGTTTGTATTGGTAGAGCATTCCATAGGAGTGACAACTACCAATACAATACCAACATTAACCTTGTTGCGCTACTGATCAGATGTCGTCGCCACCAATTTGGGAAGCAAAGTCAATCAGACCCTCAATGTCACGCCAAGATACAGCAGCCTGTGGGCGGATGTAGTTCACGCGGCACACAAGGTAGCCTGCACGTCCAGCATCAAAATCAGTTTGGCTGATGAAGATACCGGCGCCGTTTACCGTTGTGGAGGTGATGGCAGTGGTGTTGAACACCTTGAAGGTGGTGTCCGAAGTTACTTTGTACATCATGCTGTTGGCAAGGTCGCCAGCAACAATTGTGCTAGTAACGCTGGACGGGAAGGGAAGACCAGCAGCCGTACCGCCAGACAGGCCCTGAGTAAACAGGGAGCTGGCAGCAGTGATGCTTGATGTAGCAGCGGCAAGACCGTTCAGCTGAGTAGCGGGAATACCAAAAGGTACGCCAGCGTTGTTAGGACCAAGAACCAGCAGCTCGGAAGTGGTACCACCAATGTTGGCGGTCACAGGATCAGCGGGGAAACCGGTAACTGTGTAGTCTTGGGCCACAGCAATCGACGCGCCTACGACGTAGGTAGGACGAGCTGAAGAAGCTGGCACCACGAGAGAGGTGCGGTTGTCGCGCACACGGTCGTCAGGACGACGATCCGGGGAAGGCACGGTGATGTCAAAGCTCTTGAAGTTAGCTTTGTCAGCAGCAAGGTTGCTGATCTTAACGTAGCCAATAGTTTCGTAAGCTTCAACACCAGGCCAACCAAACACACCCTCGCCGTTGTAACCAGAGAGGCGGTTAACCTGGTTGCCTGGCTGCAAAATTGCGCCAGCGTTTGATTTATAAGTAGCCATTGTTAGTTACCTCCTCAAACGATGGTGAAAGCTGCGGTGACGAAGTCCTTGTTCAGGTTGGCAAAGCCAGCGTACAGCTGCCAAATCAAGATGATAAAGCGGCTGAAGTCATCGTTGTTGTTGATGAGAACCTGAGCGTTGGGGCCACCGATGCCCACGCCAACGGCCTGAGGACCGAAGAACAGAGCAGGAGGGGTGTTGTGAGACACAGCGCCGAGACCGTCGCCAGTGTCCACAGTGATGGACTTGTCAGCAAAGTTGGTGGACTCGAAGAAACGCACGCCTTCAAAGACAAAGCCAGAAGGCATGATCGGTTCACCAGCCACGAATTGAGCTTGGCCGTACTGACCGCCGCCATAGATGGAGGCGTTGGGAGCCATGGCACCCATCAAGGGGTTAGGCTGGCCCATGCCAGGGTAACGAGCCACTTCACGGAAACCTTGGTCAGCACGCAGATCCTTCATGAAGGAGGGATCAGCAATGCAGCGGTAGTAACCATCAGCAAAGACGGGCACGTTGCGCTTACGGAGTTGCTTGACAACTTCCAGAAGGTCGGTCTTAACATTGAACTTATAGCGCTCAGAGGCATACTCAGTAGCGGAATAAGCAGTCAGCGTGGTAGAGCCAGTCCTGATCTTACCGTTGGGGTAGTAGTAACCACCTTGGGTGTCAGAAGAGGCACCACGAGCTTCCGATTTCGAAAACTCATCAAGGAACACACGATCGCGCCAGCGGCGATAGTCATCCAGCAGGGTCAGCGAACCAATGGACTGGTGGAACATGTTAAGGTTCCCGGTGTCCAGCAGCAGACGCTGAGCGGTCATCAGAGTCTCACGAGCAATTTTGAAAGTGCTCGGGAGGTTGGAGTTGTTCGGGTCGGCAGGACCAGTGTACTCACGCAGAGAGACGAGCACTTTGTCCTTAACGATGGAGCGGCTATTAGCCGTACCAATCGTTTGGTCTTGGGTACGCTCACGCTGAGTTTTGGTGCCGGGGTTGCCCCAGAAACGGTACCGGTCTAACTGAACAGTTTGACCAGGCTGTTTAGTGAAGTCGTGGACAACAACAGGCTCGGCTGCCATTTCCACAATATAAGCCGGGTGGGGACGGTACAGCTCCGCGCCCAACAGCTTGGGAAAATCGTTCTCCTGATCTCCAGTCTCCTGAAGGGGTGGACTATCTCTTCACCCCGTAAGGGTGCCGGGCGCTAATGGCGTATTACGAATGAAGCGTCATTCACCGCCTA